TCATTTCTACGGTCAGCTCGTAGGCAGGCAGCATTACGCCGCCTATTTCTAGTGTTGTTGGCCTGCCGTCTGTGACAGCCACATTTTTAGACAGGATTAGCGCCGACAGGTTTAGCAAGCTGCGCATTGCGTCAAGGTTGCTAGGGCCTAGCGTCACGATCTGTAACGGGTAGGTCATGCGTACTGCGTTGTAGTTAAAGGCCGTAAATGACGGTGCGCCCAGCATTACACAGGGCGGCACAAGGTTACGGGGGTCTGTTACTACCTGCAGGCCTGTAACGGTTGCGAGCGTGGCTGCTAAATCGTCTAGCGCCTCGTTAAACAGGTCTGTGTAGGCAACAGGCATTACGACGCTGCAACGGCTGGGCGGTCAATACCTAACAGCTGTTTAATCATGGGTGATAGGCCTACGGTTGGCGCTGTTCCCATTTCGTTAAAGCTTGCAAACACGTCTATTGAGCCTCGCGCCCGGTACAGCGCACCGCCCCACATGATCGTGCCTAGCGTGACATCGCCGCTGGGGCTGGTGGTTGGGCTGTCGTAGTACCCGGCCTCGACACGCCGCCTAAACGCCATTGCGTTAACGGCTGACGCGCACACGGTTAAAAATGCGGTGTCTGCTGCGGTGGCTGTGCCTATGCCTAGCCAATCCTCAATTTGACCTGCCGTAATCCATGTGCAGGTAACGGTAAACGTGATTGTGCCTGTCGTTGCTGTGCGATCCACGTCAGCTGCGTTGACAGCAAACATGACCTGATTAGCGACGGGCATGTCGACGTTGTACATTGGATCACCCTCGCCGCCAAGCCCAACGTATTCATACTGTGGCAATGCGTACACGGTAAACGTGCCGTTAAACGGTGCGCCAACACCTGCAACAGTAATTGAGCGGTCAACCTCTATTTCGTTGTTTGTCAGCGTCTGCAGTACGGCGTAGCCGTCTAGTAGTTGCTTAAAACTAACCGTGTAGACGGCCATTGTTTAGCCCTCTTTTGTGTTAGCTAACGACGATGTATTTAACCATGTCGCTATCGGCAATGAATGTTGCAACGTAGCCGTAGTAGCTGAACGTGCGGCCCAATGTGCCGGGTACTTCGACTGACAGCAAGCCGCGCACCTGTTCGTAGAATTCGCAGGCTGAGCCGCGAGCCACAAACAATGAGCCTGCAGCAAAGTTGCGGTCTGCAACAAGGTTTAGCCCAAATGGGTTAAACGTGTTGGCAACCGTAATGTTTGCTGCGCCCATGCCGTTTACGCCCATGAGGCCAGCGGCACCCGTGTACGGGAATACTGGGCGCTTGTCATTGTCAAGCTGACTGCCTAATTTTTTCCACACGTCTGGCGACACAAACACATGATCGGGCAGGAAGTTTGTTTCGGTCAAAATGTCGGTTGCTGCGTCATACATTGCAGAAATGAGCGTGCTTGGGTCGTTCGCGGTAACTGTCCACGTTGAGCCTGATGCGCTTGCGCCTGTGGCGATTGCGTCTGCCGCTACGTTGTCGCTTTGCAACATGTATTGCCCAACAAGGTCTTGCAAAATAATTTGCAGCGCTGCAGGCGAAGTAAAGTCAATGTCTTGCACCGACAAAGTAACTTGTCCAGCAAGCGTGGTTTTGGTAACAACGTTTGACGCAATTACAGGCGTGGTGGCGCTTGCTGCGCTTAGTTCTGTTGACTGTGCGCCAACGCTTGGGTGCGTTGTCCACGTTGGGCGGATAAACGTTTTTTGGTTTCCGCCGTCTGGCATTGCGCGTGCGCCGATTGCTGCGACTACTGGGCGAATGTAATTGAGGTTTGCAAACACCGGGCCAAGTACTGGCACAGGCAGCAAGCCGGGTGTATCGGTGGTGATCGTGTCACCTGCAGCGGCCTGCAATGCGGTTTGCTTGCTGGCAACAAAATCTTTTACTGCGGCCTGTACGTTGCGCAAGCTTTCGCCGCCAATGTGTACGGCTGCCATGTATTCGCCCGCGGTTGGCAGGTCAAATCGGCGCTTCGGTTGTGCTGGCAATGCTGGCGTAGGAATTGTTGCTTCGATTGCGGTGCTGGTTTCGGTTGACATGTTGGTTTTCTCCTCTGTGGTCACAGGTTCATTATGGCTTACGGTTTGGGTGTTTTGGGGGATACTTGCGGCTACGTCGGTTATGTTGGCTTGGTCACCAAATGCGCCGATAGGCACTAGCGACAATTCCAGCCAGTCAGCGGCCTCAACAATCATGCGTTCTTCCTCGTCGTAGCTGAATTTTGTTGGGTTTACGCCCACAGAAACCTGATCAATAGTGCCGTCTAGGGCCATGATTAGCGCGTCATTGCCTAGGGTTGTGGCACTAATTTTGGCGGTAAACATCATGCCCTGTTCGGTGTCTACCCGTTCGGTTACTACGCCTACGGGCTGGCTGTGATCGTGGTACATAAACAGCCGGGGGGCTTTGCCGTCGACTGGCAGGCTGCCGGGCATAAACATAATTTCGCTGCCGTCTGACACGGTGGCAAACACGTTGTATGGCACGGCTACGCCTGAAATCATGCGTTTGCCTTCGCCGTTGGCGGCTGTTTTGTCAACAGTAAATTCGCCTGCAATAAATTTAATCATGATTGCCTACCTTGTTGCTAGTTGCTCTTGTGTGTTTTCTTGCGGTTCGTCGGCCTGATCGGCTGCGTAGTTTTCGGCTAGGTATCCCTCTGCGTCAAATTCTACGTATGTGCCGCTTGGCAAAATGTTGTTTAATGACAGCGTTTGGGCGATTGCCTCTGCGTACATTTTGACACCAAAGATGTACAGGTCGGCGCGTGCTTGTTGCGCTGACTGGTAAGAGTACGCGCCCGTTGCAACACCGACTAGGTACGGTGGCACGTTTGCTAGTCGAGCGCACTCTAACGATTGGTATTGGCTGCTCTCAATTAAAAGCATTTTGTCTGGGCTGGTCAATGTCTCTTGATAGTTCAGGTATTCGTTTAGGGCAGCGGTTTGGTTTGTGGCGCGTGCTGCATTAAACGACGCTGCTAAATCTGCCAGCTCTTGCGCACTCAACGGCTCGCCACCTGTTTGTTTAAGTATCCCGGCAGGAATAGCGCTCGACGCATTGCGGTTGCGTGCAGCCTCAAGTTTTAGGGCTGTTTCTATTGCGCTAGGTGCGGCATAAATTAGGCCTTGCGCTGGGCTAAGGAATTGCACTAGGTCTTTGGGGTCTAGTTGACCGCCGTTAAAATACACTTCTTTAGACGGTGCAAACCAGACTGGCCCAACCATGTCGGTAGTTGTCACGCTGCCTGCTGGCAAACGTGTGTACGTTGCTGGGTAGCCGTCAGCTGTGCGGCTGGTGATGTACCAAAACGCGCGCCCAAAAAATAGTAAATCGTCAAATGTCCACGACATAATAAACTGGTACGGCACCGTTGGATCAGGTCGACGTAGCCAAGTGCGTGGCGCTAGCGGCACTTTTTCTAGTTGTTCACCGTTCCAAATTTCGTTGTACATTTTTAGTGGCATGCAGCCAATGACGCTTGCCATTAGGTCACGCGCCCTGTTAATTGTTGGCACGGATACTGCACGGTTGCGTGCCTCACCCTCTTGATAGGTGTAGTATTGCCCAATCATTGCTGCACCTAACCCGGCGCTGTTAGGCGAGTAGCCGCCAGCTGCAGCGGCCTTGGTTGGCGTAGGACTAATTGCAGCCTTGGTGACGCGGTTAAATAAACCCATGCGTTAAGTATTACCTACGCCAGCGGTGTAGTAGTGGCATAGGCGCTGGCTTGCCCGACAGAATGGGTTTGTTAACACCTATGCCACCGTTTGACAGGCTAGTTAACTGGCTATGCCAAACGCTGGTTTGCCTTGCGCTTTTGGTTTACTTGCTAACGCTGTTGCCCATACGGCGCACCGTGCCAGCTCAATTGGGCCGGGTGAGCGTTGCGACGATAACGCAATGCTGTTTTGTGACCGTACTGCTACAGCCCGTTGCATGTGTTCAGCCAGCATGGTTTCGCCGCTGTGTACCACCATGCCCTGCCTAATGAGCTGCCTAACGGGGTCTGTCCATTTGACCATTTCGCCGTAGCCAACTACCTGCCTGCGACGTTCTAACGCGGTAGGCCAATGCAGGTCAATAGACGGGGTAACCGCAAACATAATGTTGGGCTGGTCTATGTACGGTTGGGCGGCCTGCAACATTTCGGCGTATGTGCCAACAACAAACGCAACGGTTAGGCAGGTGCGCCCGTCGGGTAGCGGCACGGCCCGTAGCCCAAAGTATCGGCTTTCGTCGACGCTGTTTTCTATGGCAAGTACACCGCCTGCAGGTACAGGTTCTAGCCACTCAAGGGCAGGCCATGTGCCGGGTTGCAGCCAGCCTTGGTCGCTGGCTACCCAAACGTTTACTGACGCTCTAAGGAATTGTGCGCGGTCAGGGTTTTGGGCTTCGGCTGCGATTGTTTCTGGGGTCAGCGTGTGGCTTAGTGCTGGGTTGCCCCAACCCCATGCCGCTGGGGTCATTGGGTCTAGGTCGGGTGGCGGTGACCACTCTGCGAAGTAGTACGGGGTTGGCGTGTTTTCGTCTATTGCCCGTAGGCCTTGCTCTCGCCATTTCAGCATTGCTCGACTACGTTCGGTGCCAGCGGTTGACCACATAGACAGCAACGGGTTGCGTTTGGCGCGTTGCGACGGGATTAGGCCGCCGTCAATTACCTCGCTAGAAATGTCCCAAATTTCGTCTGCCACAATAAGGTTTGGTGACATGCCGTGACCGACTGACGGCCCGGCAGCCCTAACTATCCATTTGGTGCCGTCAGGCATAACCAGCTGGTTGCGCCCGTAAGTGTTCATGGTGGTTGCCCCAAAACGGTTTTGCAGAATTGGGGCTAATTCCTCAAACAGCATGACCGCTAGATCTAGACGGTGGGCCGTAGATAACACCAGCTGCCGTTCGCGCCGTATCTTAGGCATCTCACATAACCAAAAACCGACCAATGCCATAAGCGCAACGGTCTTACCGTTTTGCCGGGCAGTCGACGTAAGACTATTACGGTGCAAAAGGTTTAGGTCAGCGTCATGCGCAAGCTGATTGGTCAACGTGTGCAGCTGCCAAGGCATTAAATCTAATTGCAACACCTCTAAAGCCCAGCCCCCCAGATCAGCACCGAATGACCCGGCATGCTCAGCCACAGGCGTTTCTAATCGGGGCAGGTCGTGGCCAGTTGCCGCTAGTTCAGGCTGGTCATGGCTAAACG